CCTACTGGCCCGAAGGGTGACATTGGTCCCGCTGGTCCCGCTGGTCCCGCCGCCACGATCACCAAGGCCTCCCACGTCGACCCAGCCACCGGCACGATATCGGACGTGGTGAACGCCCTGATCACCGCCGGACTGATGGAAGCCTCCTAACAGCCGACCATGAACAACAATAGGTCCTACCGTTACAATTGACGGTAGGACCTATTCAATTCCCGGAGGAAAAATGATAATAGACGACAGTATCATCACCCAAGTCGGCGAAACCGCCTACGCGACATGGAAAGACGCCGCGCTCGCAGACCTAGCCAACATGCTCTGCATGAGCACATTCGAACAACTCACGACCAACATGACAGGCGTCGTCAGTGACGACGGCATACACATCTACCTACCATCATGGTATTCAGAAATACGGTCGGTCACACCAATGGACGGTCCCCTCATCGGTTACAACGTCATCTACGACAAAGACGACGGACTAACGCCAGCCACCCAATACTCGAACACTATAACCCTTAACCAAACATGTCCAGTCGGCACAAAGTTCCTCATCAACGGCAGACACGGCTTTGCAAAACTCCCGGCCCCACTCGCCAACATACTCGCCGCCATCATACAAGCCGACCAGTCGATAGCCGACCAGACAGACCGTATCACCTCCAAGAAAATCGAAGACGTGAGCGTCACCTATGCCACCAGCACACAGGCCACTCTCGAACACGCGCTCACCCCATACAAAGCACTAATAGACTCTTGGAGCATTTGTCGAATCCGACCCAACGCAGGCGGCATCCTCAGCATGCCAACCCCACACTACGACCTACCATGGTGGATGAACGAACAAGACCTAGGAGGCTATGATTATGCCATCATGTAACCCATTTAAACTATTCCCCAACCAAGCCCAGCCAGCCACCCTCTGGAAATACACGGCACCCGGCCTCGACAACATCAAACTCGCCAGCCTGAACGTCATCATCAAACACTCCACACAAACCAACCAACCAACCGAATACGCGAACCGTATCGCCACCCGCCGCTTCCACCTCCAACCAGACCCACTCCCCGAAAACCTCCGGGAAGACATGGAAGCATGGCCAGACCTCATCCTCACACTGGCCAACGGCCGCACCTACCAAGTCGAACAAGCCAGCCGAGGAGACGACATGGCCACCGGCACCACCCAATTCATCACCATCACCGCCCACCCCTACGGACGGAACAGCCTATGAGCTACCAACTCAAAACCACCGCCACATGGGCTCGCAAACTCTCCACCCAACAACTCAACAAAGGCGGAGCACGCATGATGACCGACATCCTCCGCCTAGCCCGCCAAAACGCGCCAGTCAAAACCGGCGCACTACGCAACAGCGGCCGCTTCCAACAAGCCGGCACCCTCCACTGGCGCATCACATTCGGCAACAGTCGTGTCCCCTACGCCCGCCTCCGCGAACACGTAAACCGTCTCCACCCCAACACCACACGCTACCTCGAACGCGCCGCCACCACCGCCAACAACAAAATCAAAACCTACTTCAACCTCTAAGGACACCCCATGATAGACCTCGCAATATGCATGACCCTCCAAAACGAAGGCTACGGCACCTACGGCCAAAACCTCTTCTTCGGCACCAGCCCCGTCCTCGACACCGGCACTGTCACCAGCCAAGAAGGAATATGGGTCAACACCAACACCATCGACATCAACGGCGACCTCTACACCGACCAAATCACCATCAGCAGCCGATACAACGACGTCCTCACACAAGGCCGACGCATGCTCCGACTACTCCACTACATCAACGACACACTCCCCCACTGCTGCCAACTCACCTGTCAACCAATCACCGACATCACCTACCAGTCAATCCGCACCCACCCCGCAACCGCCATAGACCTAGACGCCATCGACCACGAAGGCCACTGGGTAAAAAGCATCCGCTTCCAAATCGACTACAAACTCGACCTCGCCACACTGTAAAATAGACACAGCCAACAACCCCCTCGAAAGGACAAAACAAATGGCATCATATCCACTCATCGGCAAAAAAACCGTCTACATCGACGACATGATCATCCCACCCGACTACATCCAAGACGAAGTCGGCACAATCACCCTCACCCCAAGCACCACCGAAATCGCCAGCCAGTCAGGCACCATCAAAGTGCCAAACGGCAGCTACGACGAACTCAGCTTCGAACTCAACATCATCTGCCCCAGCGTCCGATTCCTCGGCATGCTATTCCCCGAACTCTACCACAACGCCTCATTCAAACGCGTCATCAGCGGCACCATGAGCGAAACCGGCCAAGTCCGATTCGGCGGCAACGAATGCGTCAGCAACACGCCACGCAACATCATCATCCACAACGTCTGTGACGGCCAATCCAGCGCACAAGACTTCCGAATCCCCAACGCCCTCATCAGCGCAGGCGGCGAATTCAAAATCAGCCTCAGCGACCCATTCGTAGTCACCCTCACCGGCACCATGGCATCCGGCAGCGAAGGCGCAGTAATCATGGGCGAACTCGACCTCAACACACCAAGCCACTACGACGAAGCCACCGGCTCCATCAAACCAGATGAAAGTAAAATCACTGAACTAAAGGCCACGCCATCCACCATCACCGGCAACGCAAACGACGTGGTGAAAGTCAATGTGACCGCTTCCCCGAACGGTGCAGTCGGTGACATTACCGCCACCGTTGACGCCGAGGGTACAGCCGAAGCTACGGATAATGGCGACGGCACGTGGAACGTCACCCTGAAGGAGACTGGTACCGGTACCGTCACTTTCAAGTCCGGGGCCGTGCAGACTGTCGTCAACGTCAACGTGACAGCCTGACAAGAATAAAAAAGCGCCCGTCGTGAAAGAAAGGCAAAGAACACGACGGACGCTGATTCACATGGTCTCCTAAGTAAAGGAACCAGTCACCATGATACAACACGATTGAATGGAACACAGGCAATGGCAACACCAATCCTTGACATCGACACTCGCAAGTCTTTCCGTACTCTCACCGTCAAACTTGACGGTATCGTCTATACCATGAGACCGCTCGGTTCGAAAGACCTACTCACCATCCTTGACAATGCGGAAACCATCGATAAGCTCACCACCGGCAAAATGACCCGGGAAACATTCGAAGCCGCGGAAACCGTCATCTTCCCCCTCGTAACCAGCCTCATGACACCAAACAACGCGTTCAACGAATGGGCAACCCAAACCAAACAGCGTAGCGACCTCGCCTACTATCGGGCGATGACCGCCCTCTGCAAGCTCATGAGCGAAAACCTCAACATCAGCATCAAAGGCGAATAATCCATGAAGTCATGGGACGAGCTCATCACGCCGGAAGAAAAGGAGCGAATGAGCAAATACAAGCGGAAGGAGACAACCCGTAAAGCGTCTCCCTCCGCTCGTATCCTTGCTGAGCTTGGCACATTGTACGGGTGGACGGCTGTCCAAGACGCGCTCACCAACCAGATCAGTCCGAGTCTCATGCTTGACCTAGTCAAGGAAGGCCGTCATCTCCACAACATTCGCTTGGCTGAACAATACCGTCTCACCTTTGAATGTTTGACAAGCGCATTCAGTAAACACGGAGACCAACATATCAGCCGGATACTAGACCAGCTCGGAAAGGAATAAACGATGGCCGACAGTACACTCATCCTCGACGCTGAAATAAACACCTCGGATTGGGAAGCCGGCGTTAAAACCATCCAAACGGGCAGCCGTCAAATCGAAACCTCAGCCCGTCAAGCCGGCGAGGGTTTGGAGGAAATAGACAAGTCATCCAATAAAGCTTCTGGCGGTACTGGTAAGTTCGCCGCTATCGCCGGAGCGATGGGTGGCTTGGTTTCTACCGGCGTCAGTATGGCCATAGACGCAATCAGCGATCTTAGCGGCGATATCGTCGAGGCTTCCGACTCGGCCCAGAAATTCGCGAGTACACTATCCTTCGCCGGCTTGGACACGAGCACTATCGACCAGTTGACCGCTTCGACGCAGAAGTATGCTGACCAGACTGTCTACGACCTGTCGGACATTCGTAACACGACCGCACAGTTGGCTGCGAACGGTGTGGATGGGTACGCGGACTTGGCGGAAGCTGCCGGTAACCTTAACGCTGTGGCTGGCGGTAATGCGGACACGTTCCGTTCAGTCGGCATGGTATTGACCCAGACTGCCGGTGCAGGCAAGCTTACGACCGAAAACTGGAACCAGCTTTCCGATGCCATTCCGGGCGCGTCAGGCAAGCTTCAGGAAGCCATGAAGAAGAACGGCGCGTACACGGGTGATTTTCGTGATGCGATGGCCAAGGGTGAGATTACAGCCGAGGAATTCAACAAGGCCGTCATGGATTTGGGTATGACCGACGCTGCGAAGGAGGCAGCGACCAGCACCCAAACCATCGAAGGTGCGTTAGGTAACTTGGAAGCGTCCGTCGTGAATGTGGGCGTGCAACTCTTGGACTCGTTCAAAGGCCCGTTGACCGAAGGCATGAGCAGTCTCGCCGAAGGGATCGGCAGTCTGCCTAACCTGTTCAAAGGCTTCGTATCGTCGGCTGGACCCGCCTTAACCCAGATCGGGAACGTGTTCCAGTCTTCGTTCGCTCCGGTCGGCAAGATCGTGTCCGGACAACTATTGCCCGCATTGCAACCGTTCATGCAAGCCTGTCAGAATCTGGGTTCTGCGATCATGCCGGTATTGGATGCCGCTTTCCAAGCGTTCACACCGGTATTAGGCTCGCTGGTCGCGAAGCTTACCGAGGTCGGAGCGACGATCATGACCACGGTCACTCCGGTCATCAATAACGTGGCCGCGGTGATACAAGCCGCGCTGCCAACCATCCAGTCCGCGTTCACGACGGTCGCGTCAACCATCCAAGGTGTCATCGACGCCGTGTTCCCTTATATTCAGACGGTGATCACGACGACCATGAACGTCATCAACGCCATCATCACCACGGTTCTGGCGGCTGTGCAAGGCAATTGGGATGGCGTATGGGCTGGTATCGGCAACATCATCACAACCGTATGGAATGGTATTAAATCCAACGTGTCAGCCGCTATCAATGCTGTTTCAGGTGTGATCAGTTCGGTCATGGGTTCCGTCAGCGCGTATTGGACTGGTGTTTGGAATTCGGTCAAGGGTCTTGTAAGCAGTGCTTGGAACGGTATCACCAGTGCCGTGTCAAATGGGGTCAACAATGTCATGAACACTGTGCGAGGCATCGGCGGTAAGATCAAGGGCGCGTTCAACGGAGCCGGTAATTGGCTGTTGGATGCGGGCAAGAACATTATCATGGGTCTGGTCAACGGTATTAAGAACGCGATCAGCAGTGCCGTGTCGGCGGCCAAGGACGCGGCAGCCAATGTCGTGAACGCCGCTAAAAGCGCTTTGGGCATTCATTCCCCGTCTCGCGTGTTCCGTGACGAGGTAGGCAAGATGATCCCCGCCGGCCTAGGCAAGGGCGTCGAAGCGAATATGAGCTTGGCTGTGAATCCTGTTCAACGCATGGTTGCGGATATCATGCCGAACAGTCTGTTGAATGGTCCGGCGAGTCTGCCTGTCTCGTCTCCTGTCCTGACGAACACGAATACTGGTCCGCGAGTGTCGGCTCCGATCACGGTGAACGCGTCTGATCCGATGGCAGCTGCCCGTGAGACGGTACGCATGATTAATTTCGCTTACGTGTAAAGGAGCTAGTCTAGTCTTATGAGCTTTTTCCCGATTGATTCTCGTGATGTCCGGTTGACGTTGAACGGTTTCCCTTTGTATGGAGTGGACTCGTATGGTTGCGAATGGCATGTGACCTTTCAGGACGTGTCCGGCTTGTTCGACGGTGTCGCGTCCACGTTGCGTACTGAAAGCAAGGTCATGTCGGATGGCTGGTATGGTAACCTGCCATGCTTGCAGGGCCGTACCATCACGATAGAGGGGTATATCATCGGCCGATGCACGGAATCGTGCGTTACTGCGTGGAATGCGTTCAAAAGCGTTTTGGATACTGGCGGGATGCTGTTGATCGCACGATTGGGAAATATCGGCCGTCAGGTACGGGTATGGCAGTCGGCGTCAGCCCCGTTGGTTAAATGGGCTGGAGTGAATATTCTCCGTTTTAGTCTTGGGTTGACGTCTTTGAGCCCGTACTTGCATGGGTTGGATTCGGTGTCTGGTGTTTCTGGACTGCCGAGTTCGTCCGGGGGCATGCGGTTCCCTTACCATTTCGAGGAGGCTGGCGTCTCCTTGTCGTCTTGGGCGTGGACCGAGGAAGTCGCATCCGGTCGGGTGGTATTGGATAACGTTGGTACCGCCCCCAGTCCGGTGATGATCCGTATTGATGGTCCTGTCGTAAACCCGCAGGTATTACATGTCGGAAGCGGCCATGTCATGGCATTCAATATGAGTCTTGGCTTCGGCCATTATGTGACCGTCAACGGGGTGACTCATGAGGTTCTGATCGATGGGACTGATCCGGCGCGCGGTCGTGTCGTCCGTCGTGAATGGAGTCAGGCGGAACCCGGCACAAATGTTTGGGGTTTCAATGCCGGTGAGTATTCTGCTGCGGCTCGTATGACGGTTTCGTTCTATCCGGCTTACCTGTAAAGGAGGAATGTCATGGGTTCGACTGATGTTTGGAATGGGGTTTCTATTTTCGGTCGTGGTCGTGTCGTGTGGGATACCGCCGGGTTTCAGTTCCTTGCCGTGTCTTTGACTAGCGGGACCGTGTTGGCCGAGTTTCCGGATTTGCAGGTTTCCAAGCTTTCGTATCGTGTCGAAGAGCCGACGAGTGAGACGATGGTGCTTCCGTGGCGTAATATTCCGTCTAATTGGAGCGAGGCTACGATCCCGTATGGGGTGGCGATCCTCTTGGTTCGTGGTTCGGCGGTATTGTGGGGTGGTATCGTCGTCAAACGTGAACGTACCTTGCAGGGGAGCGGGTTGTCTCTCACTGTGGTGACCGTGGAACATTATTTGGATAGCGTGTTTGTGAAGGATCATACGTATTCGAATCGTGACCAATGTGAGATCGTGAAGGATCTTGTGTCGAGTACGCTCAAGGATCACCGGTTCATGCTTTCGGTGGAGGTGTCTCCTAGTTCCATTCGCCGTGATAGGACGTATGAGGAGTCTTCTGATAAGACGTTGCTGAGTGTTCTTCAGGAGCTTTCGAACGTGCAGAATGGTCCGGAATGGTGTACGGCGTGGAGGGTTGTTGATGGACGGTATGTGCCGGTTTTGACGGTTGCGGATAGGATAGGTTCCGTTACGCCGGTTACGACGTTTGATGAGAGTGTGATGACGTCTTTCAAGATCGTGGAAGATTATACAAGTGGTTATGGTGCGAACATGGTGTGGGCAGTCGGGAATACGACCAGTGAAGACCGGTTGCGTTCCGATACGATGGTCGCCGAACAGTCTTACCGTCCTATTGTCGAGCATGTTGTCCGTCCGTCGTCAAGCATTACGCAGAAGAAGACTTTGAATGCTCACGCTTCGGCTTCGTTGCAGCAATTGCGGGATGGTACGAACACTATGAGCATGACGTTGGACTTGTTGTCCGCTCCGATCGTTTACGAGGAGTGGAGGCCGGGGGACGTTGTCGCGTGGACTGTCGCCGATGATGATGGTCGTTTCACTGGTTTTGACCATGGTGAGGCGCGTGTCGCCGGTTATGATATTGATTTTAGTGGCGTGTGGACTATTACGCCTGTGCTACAGTAGGAGGTTCCAGTGCAAGGCAAGTTCAGGTTTTCGTTGGATGGGGTGGATGCTACCGCCCGTCAGTTTGCGGAGGTTCGCCGTCAGCTGCGGGAACTGTCGGCTAGTGCCGGCAATGGTATTAGCCGATTGGGTGAACGTGTTTCTGATGTCGAGAAGGATTTTGAATCGTTGACCACCAATCAGGATCAGACTGATGTTGGCAAGTCGAATGCGGTGGTGGTGCCGGCTCATGGTGGTACCGGCGTTCGGAACGTGTTTGATAGTCCGCTTCCGTCGAATCCTCGGAAAACGGTTTATTGTCTTTATGATGGTACGTTTGGGTCTGACTGTTCGTCGACGTATTCGGTAGTGAATGTTTGTGATGCCGACGAGTTCGTTCCGGTGGATACCCTTCGTCAGGTGAAATGGCGGGTATATTGGCTGAAGGATGATCTGAATTTGAAGCTTGATGACGCGCAGCCTGTCGTCGGTTTGATCGCGGAGGATTTGGATGATGCCGGGCTTGGTTTTTTCTGTGAATATGATGGGGATGGGAATCCGACAGGTGTTGACTATCCGAAGTTGAGCGTGGCCGCTTTACGGCTGGCTCAGCAGGCCATGAGTGAGGTGGACGAGCTTAGGGCGGAGGTTTCCCGGCTTTCTTCCTTGGTAGGTAAAATGGGTGTGTCCACGTCTGAATGATTGATTGCGAGGAATGACTTATGAGCGATATTGTTTTGCATCCTTTGACCGCTTTGAACGGGGCTCCGTCTTATACGGCCGATGATTATCGGCATGTTGTTAATCCGTTCCTGTTCCCGTCCGATGGTTCTGCTTTCGGTGGGGTTCAGGGTGTCCGGTATGGCAGTCCTGAGCCGTTGGCGACGATTGACGGGCTGACTGTTACCGTTAAGCCTCATTGCGGTACCGTGAGACCGTGGGAGGGGACTGGCTCATACACTTATGCGATAACGGAACCTATGACGGTGAACGTGGCTGATTCGACGGGTGATTATAAGATCGTGGTTGCCGTCTATGATCCGAGTTTGTCTCATGGTGAGACTCCGGGCGCTTGGTTGCAGTCGTGGGATGCCAGTACTCCTAACGCGCAGATCAATGGTTTGGTTATAGCTAGGGTTACGGCTGGTGTCGTGTCCGATGTGGCTCCGAAGATCCATATTGATGGCACGATTGAGGTGAATACTTGGGAACAGTTGATCGCGATTTGGACTGTTGACGGGGTTGAGGCCGTTACCAAGTCCGATGGCAAGCGGTATCGTCGTATCAACGGTACTTGGCTGTCATTGACTGATATCCAGTTGGATCCGGGTCAGTGGGCGAAGGATTGGAGTGTTTGGTATAAGTGTTCAATGTCCGGTAATATCGTCAGTCTTACCGTTAAGGCGACGAGAGGGCCTGAATGGAAGGCGAAAGCGTGGGAGAAGAGCCAGATTCTCACGTTCCCGGATTATGTGACGCCGAATGTGACCGATCTTAATGTTCCTGCGGCCGGTGTTGAATATTCTGGTTTTCAGTTGGATAAGACGGGCTTGTATGTGCGGCCTTTCAGGGATGTCACGTATGCTAAGGGTGGGTGGACTTCTGCAACTATGACGTGGCTGGTCTGACATGTGAAAAGCCCCGGTTGTGTGCCGGGGCTTTTTGTATCCTGTCGGGTTAGAGTGGGCAGATGCGGCTGCGGAGCTCGTCGGGGAGGTTTGGTTTGGGGTTGCGTGCGAGGAATTCCTCGTCGATGACTTGGCAGAATTTGGAGAGCCAGTGGCCTAGTGAGCGTATGTAGCCGGTTTCGAGGTCGCTGACGTGTTGGAGTTCGTCCCGTGTTTGGATGAGTTTGTCGATTTTCTGGTCTTGGGCGTCTATTTGTTTTTTGAGTTCGCCTTGGGCTTCGACGAGGTGTTGGTAGGCGGTGGTGAGGTTGGCGCGTCGGGTGGTGGCCCATGTGATGGTGCCGCCTACTGCTATGCCGGCGAGTCCGATGATGGATGTTATGAGTTCGGTCATATGGTTAAGTCTATCGTAGACTGTTTTGGTATGCTGGTGATATGAGTCGTGAATCTATCGAGAATATCGTGTTGATATTATTATCGTCGTTCCTTATTGGCGTCATGGTGGTGGCTGGTTATCTGCTTGTCACTGGCATGCCGGCTTTTGCTCGGTTTCTTTTTACCGTCTGGTATGTTTTGACCGTTTGAAAGGAGACAAAATGTCTTATGAATATATTACGAAGTATGATAGTCCGAATTATACGAGCGGTCGCCCGTATGGGATCAAGTATATTGTGATCCACTGGTGGGGTGATCCGGATACCCACCCGACTTTCGAGGGTGTGATCAATACCTTGTGTAGTAAGGCTCGTGGCGCTTCCGCGCATTATGTGGTCGAGGCGGGGCGTGTGGCTTGCATCGTGGATCCGGATGATCGTGCGTGGCATGCCGGTGACGGTGTAGGCGTCCGTTCGAAGGGCAATGATATGGGCATTGGTATCGAATGCAATCCTCGACAGTCGGATGGGGATTATTTGACGATCGCGCAGTTGATTCGTGATCTGCGTGCGGAGTATGGTGATCTTCCGTTGATTCGTCATAGGGATTGTTCTGCCACGCAGTGTCCGGGCTCGTATGATTTGGATCGTTTGGATCGTCTGTCGCGTGGTTTGGTGGCTCCGTCGAATCCTGTGCCTGTCCAGCCTGCCACGTCCACTGTGACGAAATTGGTGGTCGATGGTTCTTGGGGGCCTTTGACGATGCGTCGCGCTCAGGAGATTGTCGGCACGACTGTGGATGGTGTCATGTCTGGGCAGATCAAGTGCTTAGAGAATCAGAACATCGCCTGTTTGGAGGAGGGAACTTCCGGTAGTGATTGGGTTGAGTGGATGTCTCACCGTTTTGGTATTACGGATCGACCGCGTAATGCCGGTCCGGAGTTCATTCACCGTTTCCTTATGGAGATGAATGGGTTCCCGGGTGATGGTATTATCAGTCCGTCACCGTCTCAGGCTGTTATGGAGTTCCAGAAGCGGCTTAATAACGGTATTATCTTCAAGTGATTGAAAGGATTGATTTTATGGTTAAGCATGCAGTGTTGGCTGATGATGAGTTGACTGGTGAGCCGACTCCGGAGACCATGATTACGAATGAGTGCGCCGACGGTTCGGATAATTATGTGCCGGCTTTCGATGCCGAGACTCGTCGTTGGGCGTATTTGGTGTCCGGGCTGGTGGGTATTGCCGGTGCGGTGGCCGGTCTGGTGAGTGCGGTGCCGGGCGTCCCGTCGTGGGTTGCCGTGGTTGGTGGCGCGTGTGCGCTGGTTGGTTCGGGTGTGGCTGGCTTGTTCGGCGTGCACTATGCTGGCGTGAGTCGTTAATCTGTCCTGACATGAAAAACACCCCGCATCTGGTCGTTTCGACTGTTTGCGGGGTGTTTTTGTTTGTTCTGGGGGCTATTTTATGTGGAAGAAGTGGATGGTGATTGGGCTGGTGACAGTGAAACCGTATCCGTCTTCTTCGAAGGTGATAGTGGTGGTTTCGACGTTTTCGATGGTGTTGAGGAGGCCGTAGAGTTTCAGGAAGCCGTCGAAGTCGTTGATTCCGATGCAGCCGAAGGTGGTTTCGAGTCCGAGCCCGTGCTGGTCGAGAATTTCGGCGGTTTTCGGCTGGGTGGAGAGAATGTGGGTGAGGGTGGTGAGGTAGTTGATGGTTTCCATTTTCTTGATCCTTTGTGTGTTGCGTTAATCTTTCTGATTGATATTTTCATCATATCATGAACGGCGTGCCACGATAGTGCGACACGCCGTAGAATGAGTCACTCAAAGAAGACCTCGCCGCCGAGTTCGGCATTGAGTCGCTGCCGGTATTCCTTGCGTGGATGTCTCAGCCCGTTTTCCCACATCATGATGATGGTCGGACCGGACACGTGGATCAGCTTGGCGAGTTCGGCTTGGGTGTACCCGTACCGGTTTCGCCAATATTTGAGCCGTTGGATGACTGTCGTCTGGGTTCTGATGAGGGGGTAGCTGACCGGGGTGTGTTTTCCGTCGGGGCGGATGTGGTAGAAGGCTCCTGTGTAGGGGTTCTGGTGTACTGTGATCTTTTCATCTTTGATGGTGACAGTGAATGGTTTCGTCGTCATGGTTTCCTTACTTTCTTTCGTCCGGTGTCGTTGTGTCGAAGAGCTCTTGCATGAAGTCCTCGCCTTTCTTGGTGAGTTGCCATCTCCAGCATGGCCTGTTGTGTCTGCTGATGCCGTTTCGGTCGACGCGGTGGACGTGTCCTGACCGTTCGAGTTCGACCATGCGGCTTCTTAGGCTTTGCGGCGTGTCGGGATATTTCACTGTTTCAGCCAGATCGGTCAGTCGTTCCTGAGTGATTGGTTTCCCTGTGAGGCGGAGGAGTGTGAGTGCGTGGAGTTTCGGAGTGTCCATTAGAGTCTGCTTTCTGCTTGGTGTCGGTAGTAGGCTGCGATGCTTGTGGCTACGGCTAATCCGGTGAGCCATTTGATGCCGAAGCGGATGTGGTGGATCTTCGCCGTCGCAACCCATGTCGGCAGTGCCATGTAGGGGCTGAGGCACCATCCGCAGTAGGCAAGGGCGTTGAAGCTGCGGATGATGTTGTTGTCTGCGTGTTCAGTTTTGTCGGTGAGTTTCTTTCGAAGCTTGGCGAAGATGTTGCCGGGGCCGGGGGAGAGTTGACTGACTGTGGTCGCGTATCCGCTTGTGAGTCCGGTTGTAATGACGGCCGTCCACCATTCGGTTTTCATTGTGGGTTTCCTTTCCTGTGCTTCTGGTCGTATTTCCAGTAGGCTTTTCTGTATGCGGTGGCGGCTTCTTTTTCGGCTTCCTTGGGTGATGTGCCGTGGTGTTCGAGTGTGTATTTGGCTCCGCTTGTCCAGATTGCCTTGCGGAGGCTGCGGTACCACTTGTCGAAGAATCGGTATGCGGCTTCTTCGTGTTCCGGGTTGTCCGGTTCGTCGTCGAGGTAGTCGCATACGGATTCCTTGAAGAATCGGCGCATCGCGTTCACGTGGATCTTGTCGTCTTCGAAGAGGTTGAGGATGTCTTGTTCTAGTAGGTCGTTGGTGTGATACATTGTGGGGTTTCTTTCGTCATTTTTGGATGAGTTCGGCCGGCGTGTAGTGGATTGTTCTGTTGGACAATATCAGTGGGTATTTGATTGGCTTGTTTTGGTTTTTTGCGATGGTGCGGATGATGGTGGCGGTTTGGCTTCCGGATGGGATGACTTGTAGTTGTCGCCATGTGGCTTGGGCTATTGTCTTGCATGAATTCAGGAATGCCGCGTTTCCTTGCCCGCATGTGGGACAGCCGTCGAAGAGTACGTAGATGTCGGGGCTGTTGAGAATGGTGTCGATTGTCATTTGAATGTTGCTCCTGTGGTTTCGGTGAGGATGTCGACGATGTGCAATGTGTTGAGTTGTTTGCGCTTGTGTTCGGTAATGAGTGGTTGTATGCTCCCTCGGTTTATCGGGATGATTTGGTGTCGTGCGTCTCCGTAGACTCGTGGGTCGTACATGCTGAAGTAGAGTGTTTTGAGCGTGTCGCAGACGACGAAGTATTGGAGTACCTGTGTTTTGTATGCGTCCGGTATGAAGTCCATGTTGGTGGAGGTCAGGCTTGTTGCCGTTGGGGGGAGGACTTGTGCGGCTGCGTCGGCGAGGTTTTTCGGTATTTCTCGTTGGCGGATGCGCTGTGAGTGGACCATCCATGGGATGACGGCTTGGAGGTGGTAGGCGCTTCCGAGGCTTTTGCATTCGATGGCCCATGTTGGGTTCGGGGTGTTCTGGCAGGCGTCTGGACTGCATGCGAGTCGTGGGTCTTCGTCGCTTTCCCAGATGCCGCAGTCGGTCATGCAGTCTTTTTGCTCGTATCCGAGTTGTTGGAGTGTGAGTTGGATGTTTTCGGGTTCGAGCCTGTGGCCGCGTTCCATGGGGTTTTCTCCGTCTGGCTGTTCGGCCATGGTTTCTGCGAGGAATTTCCAGAAGTCGATGCCGACTTTGAGGCGTTTGTTTTTTGCTTCGGTTTTGGTGAGCAGTTCGTCGTATTTCAGTGCCGTCCGATAGTATTCTTCGGTTTCGTCTCTTGTCGTTGCCTCTTTTGATTGTTTGAGTGCTTTGTCTCGGTATTTGATGATTTTTTCGGTGTCGGTTTGCTGGTAGTGGTCTAGGGCTAGGTGTGCGCTTTTGGTGCCGGTGATGCGTCCTAGGCGTTCGTTGAGCCATGCTTGGGTGTTGTGGGTTTGTGATAGGTTGATGATTTTCATTGCCTTTTCCTTTCTTGTATTGATATTTATACTATATCACACGTGGTGTGGATGGGCATGCCGGCGTGTCGTACACCGGATATGAGAAAACCCCGGCGGGAATACCGGGGTTTTTGTTACATCCTGTTAATGGCTTCCATGAGCTTGGCTAGGTCGGCTTGGGTGATCCCTCTCCAGCCTTTGACTGGCCGGTTTAGAGTGCCGCTGATGAATTCTCCTCGTGCTTCCGACGGGAGCCGGCGTGCGTCCATCGCCTTGACGAGCGTGGCGTACTGGTCAGCTCCTATCGGCCGGTCGGCTGTGTCGTACTGTTGTTTGGCGTAGCCACCGTCGTCGTCCTTGTCAGGGAAGATGCCGAGCACGGTGGTGAGACTGTATCTGCGAGCATAGGTGATGGCACTGCCGACCTGCTGTGGGTCTCCGGTGACAAAGAAGGGGTATTCGCAGACCGTCTGCTGTTCGTTTTCGTCGAAGATGATGGTTTCGACGGTGCCGAGGGTCTGCCGTCCGTCTCCCGTCCCGTCGAAAGTGACTTTCTGAGAGAATGCGATGCCGTGCTTCTCGAAGATGGGTTTGATGTTCTTGAGGAGGGTGGCGAGGTTGAGGTACTTGTAGGTCCTACTTCCGGCGTTGGCGGTTTCGTCCGTGGAGAAGTTCGGGACTTCGTTGAGGACTTGCATGAATTTCTTATTGAGGTTGTTGTTTTCCATTTGTGAGTCCTTTGCTTGTGGTGGCCGGGGTTAGTGCTTGTAGACCGGGTAGACGACGGCCATCGGCGTGGTTTCGGTGACGTTGTTGTAGAGGGTTTCGAGGGTTTCCATGCCGCCGATGTTGTATGCCTGCAGGTAGAAGCTGAGGCGTTCCGGATTGTTTTTGGCGAGCGTGTACATGTAGCATGCCCATTCCGTGCCTTCGTGAGCCCATTCGTAGTCTTCGAAGGCTTGGGAGTAGTCATCGAGGGTGACGTATTTATGGTCTCCGACGTGGTAGATGATGCCTTTTGGCGTGTGGTTGGTGTCGTAGTGGCTTTTCTGGTCGAGGCGGACGTCGATGGCGTGCATCATTGCTTTGGCTTGGGTTTCGGTGACGTTGTACATTTGGTTTCCTTCCGTTTTTATCGTCCAAGCTTTCTTGCTTGATATGTCTAATATATCATAAACGGCGTGCCGTGTTAATGCGACACGCCGTAAGACCGTTCATAGTCCAGCTTTCATCGTTTCCTGCGGGAGATGAGCACTGTGAACGCGAGTATCAATGCAGCAAGGATTTCGTTATTCGAGCCCATGCCTTGTCCTTCTCGTATCTCTTGATGACGGCCTCAATTTCCTGCCTGCAATACTGCGGGATGAGTGGGGCGAATTCGTTGACGGTCAGCCCGTCTTCATACCATTTGATGATCTGGTTTTCCGTTGCTTTCTTCATTCGGCTTTCCTTCCGATCGGGCAGATGAATCTCATGTAATTATCGTATATCTTTTTGACGTATTCTTTGTCCTTGCCGAGGATTTCGGCGGTCTTTTCGACCGATTGGTCGAGGTCGAAGAGGTAGTGTTCGATCAGGATCTGGTCGAGTGGGATGTCATTCAGCTCGTGCATTGTCTTCCTCTTCTTCCATCATTCGGTTGAGTGCTTCGATGACTAAGTGCCAGTCGCTTCGTCCGATGCAATGCCATGCGGCCCTTTCGAGACCGGTGGTTGATGAGACGAGCTTGCGGATGATGATGCCGCATTTGCCGGAGGTTTCCGTTTTTTCGTGTCTTGTGGCGGCTTTCCGTGCGTACCATCGTGCTTTTCTTAGATCTTCGGCGGGGTTTCCTTTGTCTTTGTATCGCCATAGGTATTTGATGACGTTGCCGGCGCAGAAGTATTGGCGTTTGGCGAGGATGATGCATTCGTAGCCGATGCCTCGGCTGTTGTAATGCTCTGGATGATTGATGTTGCTGGTCATTTGTTTTCCTTTGCTTCTTTTGCGGCTCTGGCTTTGGCCCGTCGTATGCGGGCTCGTTCGGTTTGTTTCCGTGTGTATTCGGCTTTTTGTTCCGGAGTCATTGCGTGGTATCTGGCTTTCTGTCTGGAGAGCAGCTTCTCCCGCCATTCACTGTCGGTATGATAGCGTTCCTTGGCTGTCTCTCTTTTTTTCTTGAGGGTTTTTGGTCTGCTGTGGTATTCTTTTTGTTTTGCCGCGTATTGTTCGGCGTGTTCTTCCCTCCATTTCTTGTTTGCTTCGGCGCGTTCTTCTTTGTGCCGGTAGTAGTAGCGGTAGTCGCTGATTTTGCGTCGTTCTTTGGCTGATGGCTGGCTGTTGCGCATTTCGTCGATCCAGCCCATCATGGCGGGGTCGTCGAGATCGACGATGACGGGTTCTTTTTGCTTTCTACTCATTATGTTCCCTTTTTTCTCTTAGAAGCAGAGTGTGATGATGGTCGCGAGTCCTTTCGCGGTGATGTTCAAGTCGTTCTTGTCGAATAGTGTGCCGGTTGCGAGTGCGGTTCCTTTCTCATTGAACAAGACAATGTCGATCAGGTCATCTTCGACTGGCGTGAGATACAGTTTCCTAGTTGAGCCGTGTTTGGTGATTTCGCATGAGGTTTTGAATTCTTCGAGGTTGATGGCTTCTACCACGTAGTTTTTGCTAGTGGCGGCTAGCGCGTTGGAAATTTCAGTGATGAATGCGTTTGGTTCGAGGTTCATTTTTGTTCCTTTTCTTGTCAGAGGGCTTTTTTGATGTAGGCAATGAGGTCTGTGAGGGTGAGGTCTGGGGCGTCGGCGTCCCATTGAAGTATTTCGATTGGATCGTCGTCGCAGGTGTCGTCATGTAGGGTTATGTCGAAGATGTTGTTGTCGTCGGGCATGTTTTCGGTGACGTATATACTGCGTTCTGAGTTTGTTTTGCTGATCATGATGGCGTCTTCCAGTCCTGCGCTGTTGAAGTATTTCTCGTCGTATTCGTAGGGGAGACTTCCATGAAGCATGGCGAATAGGTGTTTCAGGGGTGTGTAGTCGCTCATTTTCTGGTTTCCTTTTCTTTTTTGCGGCTTGGTGTTTTCCTTGCCTGACATGTATCACTATACCCGGTTATGAGATGTGACACGCCGATAGGTAAGAAGAAAGGCGGCACTCTTTTATACGTGTCGCCTTGGTATGTTCAGAGGCCGAGAAGTCTTGCCATGTCGGCCGAATCGTCGCGGAGCTTCTTTTCCCGCCTGTCCGCGCCTTTCACTTCGACCGGTACGCACATTTCGAGCAGTCGGGAGTAGATGCGCTTCTTGTCTACGGAGCACGGAGCCGTCAGTTCGGCTTGGGTGAGGTTGGACGTCACAATGAGCGGTTTGCCGCTCCGATATCTGGAATCGATGATGTTGAAGATCATTTCGTTCATGTAGGACGTGTCGCGTTCGGCAGCCAAGTCGTCGATGACGAGCAAGTCCAGCCGGTTGAAGTCGTCGAGGTAGCGTTGCTTGCCGTCGAACATTCCTTGGAGGGTGTTCGTGATTCGTGCGAAGTTGGTCACGAGGCATGGACGGCCTTGGCTGATGAGCTCGTTGGCGATGCAGGCTGCCGCGTGTGTCTTGCCGGTGCCGACTGGGCCGTATAGGAGTAAGCCTTTGCCGCGTTTCTTCATTTCTGGGAAGTTGTCGACGTATTTGTGGGCGATGTTCGTGGTCTTGGGGTCGGTTCCGTCGTCGTGGGCGAATGTCCAGTCGGCCATTTCGCTGTCCGGGAAGCCGAGCTTGCGGAGCCGGTTTACTTCGATGCGGAGGTTTTGTGCCTGTCGCGCTTGTTCTTCTGCTTCCCGGCGTGCGCGCGCGCAGTCGCATGGTGTATATGGCTTCTTCTCCTTGCCGTCCCATGTGGCGGTGAAGCGGTATTGTTTTGGCGTGTGGCATTTGCCGCATGTGAGGAGGCCGTCTTCGTTGAGGTAGTCGCCTTTTTCGTAGTGGCTGTCTCGGTTTGCTTCGCGGACCATGGCTTCGATGATGCTGGTTTCCATTGTGCGTCCTTTCTGCTGTCTACGACAATGTTATCATGAGTGTTACTGGCATTATGTTACCGGCGTGTCGTGTTAGAACCATCCGTTTTCGCGGGTGCATTCGGCTACGTGACCATCGGTGTCCTGTGCGATGGCTGCGGTGTTAGTGTGGGCCTGTGTTGACGGTCGGGCGTTGAGGTAGCTTTCGAATTTCGGGCCGAAGAGGGTCTCGGGGCGGAGGTATTGGGCCATGTCACGGTTGTTGAGCCATTCCGCGCATTTCTTGTCGATGACCAGCTTGAATTCGTCGACGGTGAAGCCTTCCTTGAGTCGTGCTTTGATGAGTCTGCGTGTGCTTGCGGTGGTGGCCCTGTAGTGGGTGTAGGCACGCTGGTTGAGGTAGGCCACGACTTCTTCGGTGAGGTCGGGTTCCTTCGGTCGTGCGGGCGCTTGCGGTTCTTCGAGGAGTGGCTGAGGTTCGGTGATAGGTGTTTGGGATTGTTCCTGTGCCGCGTTCGTAGTGCTGGCCGATGGGGCTTGTGCTGGAGACTGTGCGGCTGCCGGGGATTGTGTGGCTGCGGGAGTCGGCGTGGCTGCGGCGGTTGGCTGGATGGCGGCGTAGGCGACGAGTCGGCTGCCGTAGTCGTCCGTGCATGGATATTTGGCTAGGAGACCTTTGTCTACGAGTGAGCGGAGGGACCTGTCGACGGTGTCCAGCGAGCAGCCGCACCAGTCGGCGATGTACTTGCGGCTGCCTTTGAATCTTGATTCGCCGTCTTGTGAGAAGCCGTAGATGAGCGCGTAGATGAGTAGCTCGTTCCCCTTGAGGTTGAGCTTGGTGCGCATCCATCCTTGGATTGCGATGAAGTTGTTGTCTTTTACCGCTGACATGATGTTTCCCTCTTGTTGAAAGTGAATCCCACTGACTGCTACCGTCTCCTACCCGGTGGCGGTCAATGGGATTCATGCCATGTGATCAATATCCTCCACGTGAGTGGTAGGAGCGGCTCACATGGCTTATGTCTTTAGTATAACACGTTTATCAAACGACTCGCCGAAGCGTTTTCGGCTTATCGCATACCAGCTGAAACGGCCGTGACTGACCATTCTGAGCAGACCCTCACTCTCAAGATGTTCGATGGCTTTGGGAACGATGTCTGCGGGCAGGAGCGGGAACATCCGCGGAAAATCCTCGTAGGGCATCCGAACCCAATAACGGCCGGCATGAAAATGGCCCTGCAGCCTCCTCTGTTTCCGGTAGAGGTCGTAGAGCCGAACGTAGACGACCGCCGTGGAAAAACCCAGTCTATCGACCAGTTTGGGCATGGACGGGAGATCCTTCAAAATCAATCCTCCTCAATGAACGAACTGAAGAGACTGCGATTGTAGAGGATGCCTCCAAGCTTCGAAAGCGCGGTCACCGGATTGTCATACTTCCTGCAAGCGGTATCCCAAGCTTCGAGGACTTCCTCATCACCGAACTTCAAACATAAACCTGAGAAGAACTTACGTGACTTCTTCGAACCTTCCTCACTGAAATGGACTCCGTACCGTTCGACGAGACCATCGTTGACTCGATCGTAAACACTCATCATGTAATCCTTTCTTACTATCACATCACCTCAAGTATACCACGAAGCATTGAAAGCATCAAAAGGTAAGGGGTAGACGCTCACGTACCCAACCTCATCCTCGTTCACGCACCCAACGCTCGCTTACGCACCCAACCCTCACCCATGCTCCCCCTGCCCTGTTTCTTGAGGGAGGGAGCGAGTCCGGTAGAGAGAGTAAGCCTTAAGAGCTGAAAAATTTAAGTGCTTTTTCAGGTTAAGGCTTGATGACTGTTTCCGTCGGTCGGTCGTTCGCACGGCGTCGGTCATAAGAGTGATGCATTACTATCACTGGTGCGGCATACCCCTTCAGATCGCGCTACATCGCTGTTGATGTGGCAGTGTCGGCACCCCGGTTATTCCACTGCCGTCTGAAGGGTCGGTTGAACTTCGCACCTCTAACGTGAGTATCAACCAACTATTAGTGGTCGCCCCCATAACCTTAAGCAAAGGGGTATAGCTAGGGAGTATTCGTGCCTCCGCACCCAGCTGTACATGGTTGGCCAGTACGTGGTAGACTGGATTTCGTTTTTGGACAAACCCCATTATAGCACACCGTGCCGTGATGGGGTTTTTCTTTTACCTCATCCACGCATTCCCAGCATTCCTACCACACGCTTTTTACCGCACATGCCTCCAGAACGCACGTAAAGGCCCCTCAAACCGATTTTCCCGTCAAACCCGATAACTCGTCAGGACACACACACGACAGCCCGTCAGAAAGCCCTTTACGCACTAAAGAGACGTTCCAGCATAAAAAAGCCCCGAAAAGCAACGAGGACACCAAGCCGTAAGAGAGCCCACCAAAGCCAAGCACGGACCAACTCTCCTCCATGCCCTGACCAGAACCAGCATCGGAACCAAGGCCCGAAGGGCAACATCGAAACCAAGCCCGCATCCTCCTCGAAGCTCAGAGCCATGGAAGAAGCCTCGAAGACACTAGGTCAGACTCCATGGCTCCATGCCGTGATGTCGAAGCCGTCGAGGCTGGACCCTCATCGCTCTCGGCTCCCAATCCCCTTGGGTTGGGATTGGCTCCCCTCCAGTCACGAGATGCGGGTCCCTTCGGGAACCGCTTTACTTAGATTATCCCTAGAGTATCTAACCTATAGTATCCCCTATAGTATGGTGACTGATTTTGCGGCTACCCCCACCCTGATTTTGCGGCTACCCCCACCCTGATTTTGCGGCTACCCCACCCTGATTTTGCGGTCATTCGCTACGAATATGCGGCCACCACTTATTGCGTCAGGAATGGTTAAAAATAAGGCCCCGGCCAGTCCGGGAATCTCTTCCCAAGACCAACCGGGGCCATGCCCGCTCCGAGACCGTCACGTCTCCTTGATGCTCATGCCATACCGTCGTGCGAAGAGCTTGCTCTTGATCTTGTACACGTCCGTGACCATGCCCTTCACATCCTCGACGACCGTCTTGCCATCCTCCATGTAGACGAAGTCGGCTACGTAGTAGACGGGCCGATAATGCCTGCCGTCCACGTCGAAGGCCGGCACGAGCTCATAGCGCACTTGGCGGCGCAGATCCTCGATGCTTCCGGCCTCCTCCATGCTCTTTAAGACGAGATATCGGTCAGCCTCACGCCTTGAATCGAAGGTGATGCCGTCCACCGTCGTCTTCTTCGCATGGTATTTGCTTCCTCCGTACCGCATGGCTTACCTTCCGGTGCTTCCGAAGCCGTTGTCGCCACGCTCGGACGGGTTGAACTCGGACACTTGCTCCAACGATTCGCAGATCACCGGGGTTACGACCAGCTGAGTGACCTTGTCCCCGGCCTTGAACTCATAGTCTTCGCCGCCATGGTTGTAGAGCTTGACCACGATGCTTCCGGTATACCCCTCGTCGATAAGTCCGGTGCTCGTGATGCCGTACTTGACGTTGAGGCCGCTCTTGCTGACGAGCAGCCCGGCGCATCCGCACGGCAGTTCCACGTGCACGCCCGTATCGATTATCACGCTCCCGTACGCCGGCACCGTTACGGCCTTTGGCGTACGCAGATCAAGTCCCGCGTCGGTCTCGTGGCTTCGTGACGGCATGTACGCTCCGTTGTCCAGCATGATTTCCATTTAGAGCCTCCTTTTGTGGTAGTATTATGAAAGTCGAGGTGTTTTATTGGTTTCCCACCTCGACTGCTTTTCCTTGGATAATAATAATCCCCGCCTCCGATCGAAAGACCGGGGACGGGGATTATCTTATCTGTTTGAAGGTTACTTGGTGCGGTATCCGCCGTTCAGCATCTTGACGAGCCAGTAGAAGAAGTAGATGCCGCTCGTGAGGACGGAATAGACGAGGACCTTGAGGAAGCCCGGGGCCTTTTTCTTGCCGCTGTCGTCCGGCTGGCCCGGCGTTACGTTGTTGATGATGATCGGCTGCGGTGCGGCCTGCGGTTGGACGTTCTCGTTGTTGTTGTTGTTGTTCTGCTCGGTCATTTTTGATTCCTTTCTAGGTTGTAGGATTTTCATGTCCTACGTTGTTTGATATATACATAATATCACGATCACTCTCGCGACACACCGAACAGACGACAGACCGTCCCACATGCCGATTGCAACGCAGAGAAGACAGTGCTATAGTGAGTCTTGTACCTCATGTGTACTCTTTCTCTCACAGAGTGCCCAACCGGGTTTCTTCCCCTCTCCCCCGGTTGGGCTTTTTTATATTCGAAACCCTGCCTTACGTCATTGTCGCCAGCAACACACCAGCGTAAAAACAGATTGCAAGAATACTCGATTCGTTATATCATAAGACCTATGAACGCTAAAGATTACACTGTAACAGTCCCCGAATACGCCACCCGCTGGAAGCTCAACATCCAGACCGTCCGCCGCTTCATTCGCGAAGGACGACTCCACGCAGTCAAGGTCGGCAGATGCTACTTCCTCGACCCGGACGTAATCCCCGACAAAGAAGGGTACCCGTCCGACAAGTAACCCTACGACTAATTAACTGCCTTAACGGGGTCCCTGAATCGGGGACCCCGTTAATGACACTACAGCCGACAAACGCCCAATACAATCACAATAAAAAGAGAGGGAACCCAAATGAATACCGAAATTTAAACATTCAACTTCAATAACGCAATGCTGCGTACCCTGACCGACGAGAACGACGACCCTTGGTTCGTCGGCAAGGATGTCGCCACGATTCTTGGCTACACCAATCCGAGAAAAGCGCTCCTCGACCATGTCGACGACGAAGACAAAACCGAAGAATACTATCGGACGGCACGAAATTCGCCCCCCCACCGTGCGCATCACCCGCAAAGACTTGACTCTCCTCCACAAGCGCCTAGGCGAAACCCGCCTGAACGAAACCCTCGAAACAACCACCCGCTGACCGGAAAGAAAGGACCAACACCTATGAACGACCCACACGTCATCCTCCCCTCCGCCCGCCTCGTCGCCGACCCGGAACAGAAACAAACCAAGAACGGCATCCCATACCTCCGCATCTGCGTAGCCGCCACCGGAGTACACAAGGACAAACAGACCGGACAATGGGTCAACCACGACACCATGTTCGCCACGATCTTCGAATACGACCAGAGACTCGCCGCCACATATATGCAAAACCTCCACAAGGGCACCGCGGTACGCGTCGAAGGCGACCTGAAATGGTCCACCGGCACCGACCGAAACGGCCAGCCACACACCGACTTCACCATCAACTACGCGACCATCGGCCTAGTCCTCAAGAAAGCCAAAACCCAGCAGTCCACGCCGCAGCAACCGACACTACAACAACAGGCCGCAAACTGGGACAACACCAACCAGTCCGACCCATACGCACAGTTCCCCGCCGTCGACGAATGGTGACAGAAAGGAATACAATGAACCCCAAAAAGCATCCGATCAGCTACAAGATAGGCACCATCGCCGCCTACATCCTCATCACGGCCGTGACGATTCTCGGCGTGACAGGCACAATAGCCCTCATGAAGCTACTGATCGGCTTCATCTTCTCCTGACAGGCAACGCCCCTCCACACCTCGGAGGGGCATTTTTTATCCCCGTATAATAGGATCTATGACAGAAGTAGTACGAGACGCACACGGCCGTATCGTCAGCGGCAAACTCAACCCATCCGGCAAAGGCGGCTTCCAAGACCGTCCACAGGATCGAGGCTCATGGACCAAAGACACCAGCCCCACCCGCTGGATCCGCGAATTCAGCAAGCTCACCGCAGAAGAATTCAACGAAAGAATCAAGGACCCGGACTTGACGATGGTGCAGAAAATCGCCATCAGACACATCATCAACGCGTCCAAGGATCCGAAGGTCGCGGCCGACTACATCGACCGGCTCGACGGCAAGGCCCGTCAATCCACCGATGTATCGGTCACCGGCTACGAACCGCCACATATCACACTCGAAGTCTTCGACGACAACCCCGGAAACAACAAGGACAGCCAGTAAAAAACACATAGACTGGACTCATGCAGATAGCAAGACCATACCGCGACCTATGGTGGTGGCTCCACACGGAGACGCCACCATATCGTTATTACTGCTATTCCGGCGGCCGAGCCTCCGGTAAAAGCACCGCCGTCGCACAAAGCCTCATCCTACGCGCCGCCAGCCAGCCAATCACCGTCCTCTGCGCGCGAGAATTCCAGAACAGCATCTCCGACTCAGTACACAAGCTCCTCGTCGGCACCATCCGTAAATTCGGCTTGCAAGGATTCGAAATAACCCGCGACGGCATCAGCCACATCAACGGCAGCACCTTCATCTTCCGCGGACTGCACAACAACCTCCAATCCATCAAAAGCATCGAAGGTGTAGACGTCTGCTGGGTCGAAGAAGCGCAGACAATCAGCCACGCAAGCCTGACCACGCTCATCCCGACCATCCGCAAGACCAACTCCACGCTGATCTTCACTTGGAACCCGCTCACCAGCCATGACGCGGTATGGACCTACTTCGTCACCTCGGACTCAATCGAACGCCACAAACAAACCTGCCATTGGCACACCACTTTCGAAGACGTGAAAAGACTCCTAAGTCAGGACGTGCTAGCCATGGTGGAAGCAGACCGACAAGCCCCGGACTACGGGCACGTCTGGCTAGGCCTGCCATACGCGGACACAGACAACCAGCTCATCAGCGACGACATGCTTGCCGAAGCCATACGCCGCCCAGCATTGGACGGACCGACCACATTCGGCATTGACGTGGCCAGATACGGCAACGACCGTACCGCCCTCACCATCAAAAAAGGCAACCACATCCAAACCCTCGAATCATGGACTCACTCAAGCATCGTCGACACGGCCGAAAGGATCAGGCTCCGCGCATCCCAACAACACCCAATCGACATCCGCATCGACGACACAGGCGTAGGCGGAGGCCTCACCGACCTGCTCAAATCATGGGGACTGCCAACCACCGGCATCAACTACGCCGGAAAACCGAAAGACCCACAATACCCGAACGTAGCATCCGAACTGTGGTTTGACTTCGCCACCATGCTCCCCCAACTCAGCATCAACCCACAACTCACCGATCTAGCGAAGCTCACCACCGAACTCACCACCCGCAAATGGCAGATAACCAGCCGCAACCAACGGCAAATCGAAAGCAAACAAGACTACAAGGACAGCATGAACCTAGGAAGCCCGGACCTTGCCGATAGCGTTCTCCTTGCATGCTACGAGCCACCACAACTACCCTCATGGGATGTCATGGTCTGCTGACCATCCAGTAACCCACACCCGGTAAAATAATGCGATAGAACACCACACCTAGAAACGAGGCAAATTGACCATTCTAAGCAACCTACGTTCAGGCTTCGCGAACGCTTTCGGACGCGCCGACGCACCACACACGACCCCGACCCCAGCCGGAGGCAACACTTGGCAGACAATCGGAGGCAACACCATCCCTATGCACGACACGTACGACAACATCTTCCCGTACGTGAATGCCATCGCACAGCGTTTCAGCACCGTCATCCCGTACGCCGTCACCTCGGACGGCCGTCGTCTCGACCCTGCACCAGCCGCACTAAACGCCCTATACGCCCCGAACGATACTTACAGCTGCCTCGAATTCCTCAAGCTCATCGCCTCCGGCATGCTTACCCAATCGCACATGGACATCCTCATCTGGACCACCGATGGCCCCGGCGGCACCATCACCCCCGACAACATCACCGGCTACACCCTCCTACCAGCGAACAGCCGCGTCTACAACGACACCCACACCGACTGGCATCATCACGTGACCATGGACCTCGGCGACGGAACCCGCCAATACGAATTCACCCGCAACGAAACCATCGCGCTTTCGTACAGCCGCCACCCCGACGACCCCACGCACGGCATCAGCCCCGCCATGACCATCAAAAAATGGGCCAACGTCGACGACATGATCGCCGACTACGAACGCGGCTTCTTCGGCAACAACGCAGTCCCCGCCGGCATGCTCGGCATCGTCAGCGAAAACGCCGAAGACTTCCAACGCAACCGAGCACGCCTCGAAGAAACCTTCCGCGGAGCCGGCAACAACAATGGCATCGCCTACAACATGATCCCCGTCGACCCACTGACCCACAAGCCCAGCCAAACCAGCAAACTCGTATGGGTCCCATTCCAGAACTCCAACGACTCACTAGACCTGCAAACAGTCAATAACGTCGTCAACAACCGCCTAGCCAACGCGCTCGCCGTCCCGGACATCATCCGCGGCATCGACAACGGCCAAACCTACGCCAACGCCGAAATGGCAGAACGCGCCTTCATCGAAAACACCCTCAAACCCCTCTGCATGACAGTATGGGACAAATGGCAATTCGAACTCGACCGAATCACCGGCGGCCTCGGCTACGGCATCACCTTCACCCTCAACCTCCCAGCACAGACCGAAGTCGAAAAAGTACAAGCGGAAACCCAACAAATCCGCATCAACAACCTCATCCAACTCGTTAACATGGGCGCATCCATCGAAAGCGCAGTCGAAGCACTCGGCCTACCCGAATCATACCGACGACTCAACCTCCACCCATCCACCCCGAACACCCCCTCTCTCCCATCCGCGAGAAACACAACGAAAGCATCCAAACCAGTCGGCGACACGCCAATCGAACCACACCTACTAACCGCCACACGCACCTACGTGAACCGCGTTATCCAACTCACCCGACGCTCACAAGCAGGACTCCGCGACGACCTCAAAACCATCGGCCAGCAGTGGATCAACGACGTGGAAAACGACCTCATCACCCACCTCACCGACTACGCCCGCAAAACCGGACTCAAACTCGAACAAGTCATCACCGCATGGGCCGAAACCCACCCAAACAACCCCCTCGCAGTCGAAGTGCAAGGCTACACGCAAAACGACTGGCAAAAACTCTACGACTGGACCAACCTCCCAACAAACACGAAGACCGCCTATATGGACCACTTGGAAACCATCGCAGCCACATCCTCCAAAACCATCACTGCGAAAACACTCGACATCCTCACCCGAGCCGACACGGACCAATGGGACGCACGACGCTTACACGACGAGCTCGCACGCCTCGGCAACGAACACGCCGAACTCATCGCCCGCTGCGAAACCGTCCAAGCCCAAAGACTCGGCAGCCTGTACAGCGCCCGTAACCTCAGCGAAACACTGGGAGTCAGACTGCAGAAGGTGTGGCGCACCACCGGAGACGGCAACACGTGCGACTTCTGCAAGCATATGGAAGGCACCACCATCGGGCTCGACAGCACCTACCTGCCCACCGGGGCAAGCATCGAAGTAAACGACCACACCTACATCAACAACTTCGAAAACATGACCACGCCAAACGCTCACCCGAACTGCAGGTGTTACGAAGACTACGAAGTGGTGGAGAACTAACCATGCCATACGACATTCACTGCAAGAAATGCGGACGCTACCTCGGCTCATGCACAAGTAATACCGACATCATGCTCAAATGCCCAAACTGCAGAAGCCTATTGGAGTATCACATCATGTTATTATGGGACTCGATGAACAATAAGCCCCCAAAGGACGTTCACGACAACATCACTACCACCGAATGAAAGGGTGACATGACCACTCGCAAGAGCTTCACCCACACCGGCGGTACCGCTGAAACCGAAGGCCGAACCCTCACATTCCTAGCCAATTCAGGCAAGGTAATGTGCGGCGGACTCACCGTAGACCTCGACACGCTCAAAGCCCCACTCATTGACGGGACCCTGAAACTCGTGTCAGACCTCGATGATTCCGACCGGCTCTCACTCCCCCTCCTCATCGACCACATGCCATCAGTCGAAGCTCAAGCCGGTGCCATCACCCGCCTATGGATGACCAACGCCGGACTCATGGCCGAAGCAAGACTCAGCGAAGTCGACAACGGAGAACGCGTCCGCCAGCTAGCCGCAGACGGATGCCTCACTAACAGTTTCAGCATCACCGTCGAATTCAACAAACAGCCCGGCAAAGACGGTATCATCCACGATAGCGAACTGGTTGAAATCAGCGTCGTCTACCGTGGAGCCGACCCCCGAGCCGCATTCACCTCAATCAACAACCGAAAAGGAGACACCATGGACAATGAACTCATGACCAAACTGGCACGCACCGTCGCCCAGTTCAAGCTCGACCCGGACGAGGCCGCGAACCTCACCTCGTCCGTTACCGACATCATGACCGACGCGGTAGCCGACATCAAGGACGCCATCGACGACCAGACCGACACTCCGAACACTGCAGGACAGGACGCTCCGGAAGAACCGGTCCAGTCCGCAAACAAGCGTCCGCTCGTCATCATCAACAAGTCCAACCGTTCCGCCAAGCAGTCCGGCGTCGCCACCTTCTCCCACACGCGTGAAACGTGGCTTGACTCCCCGGACGCCATGGCCGCATTCGAACGTACCCTCGTCGACAACGACAACAAGGGCGTCGAAGCGTTCCAGCGGGATTGGGCCGATACCGTGTCCCGCAACATGGCCGGCACCGCCTCCTTCGGCGTAGGCAAGACCGACGTGGACAAGTTCATCCCGACCGAAGCCATCACCACCATCTCCGACGCTCTGAACACGCGTGGATCCGGCCTGTGGAACCTGTTCCGCAAGACCGGCATGGATCGCCTCACCATCGGCGGCAACATCCTCGGCCTGACCGAAGCGACCCGCGCCCACGGCTATCCGGTCGCATCCTACGGCACCAAGAAGAAGGAACAGACCCCGTCCTTCGTGAAACGTGAACTGACCGCCGACTACACGTACAAGTACATCACCCTCAACAAGGGTGATATCCGTCGTACGCAGAAGCCGGGCGCACTGCTCCGCTACATCCTCTCCGAACTGCCGAACTACATCGTCCAGACCATCGAACGTCAGGTCGTGCTCGGCGGCTACGAAGACATGGCACACTTCCGTGCCATCACCACCGACGCGGCCGATAAGGCGTCCGACTGGGCTGGCGAGAAGTTCGCCCGCTCCTACACGCTTGGTGAGGAAACCCCGCTCATGGGCTTCGTGAAGGCCTCCCACATGGTCCGCGCACAGGGCAACAAGGTCCTCGTCTGCAATGCCGACACGGTAGCCGACCTGCTCATGAGCGCCGACGCGAACGGCAACAGCTTCATCGCTCTTGGCGGTGACGACACGCTCGCCCGCGCTCTCGGCGTCTCCCAGATCATCACCCCGGAATGGTGGACTGCGGAAGACGACAAGAAGGTGGCCGGCGTGGTCCTGTCCGCCTCCCACTACGCGCTCGTCGGCGACACGTCCGTCGAATCGTTCACGAACTTCGCCCTCCAGACCAACACCAACGAATACCTGCAGGAAATCTACGCAGGCGGCGGTCTGGACGCCGAGAAGTCCGCAGTGGTCATCAAGCCGAAGGCCTGATAATGAACACTGAAATGTATTCTCGAATCGGTGGCAAGGCACTGCCCGAAGACAATCTGAACACCGTTAAGGTCATCAACTTCGTGGACGAGGAAGGGCAGCCGGTGGCTTTCGGCCAAGGTGCTCAGGGTCCTGCTGGTCCTACTGGCCCGAAGGGTGACATTGGTCCCGCTGGTCC